CTAGAGTCACGACATTAGAAGGATAAGGAGTAAAAAATGGCAGTAACAAAAGCAATAATAAGTTGTACCCCATACGTTAATAGCAGTAGCAAAGTTGATAAATGGGATATAACTATGAAATATGAAAACGATAGTGAAGGTGATTCTACTTATTATACTTCTGAGTTTAGCACGACTGTAGAACAGTTAGACCGAGATGGTAATGCGAACTTTACCCTCAAAGCTAAAAGCAGTTGGACAAACGCTAACCTAGTAGCTATCTGTCCTGTATCACATTGGGATACAGTTTTTGCTAGTCAAGTAGATAGCGTTATAACTAATCCACCAGCAGTAAGTACACCAGATTCAGCTTTTAGCGTACCTAGTTAATGGCAGAAGTTACAGTACATAATATGCCTTCTGTTTTTGTTATGGAAACAGAAATGCCTATTAGTATGGTGAATGACTTAAACGATTACCTTGATGAATATTTAGAAGACCAAAATAAAAAATCATTAGCTGATACTTTAGTAGGGCAAATATCTCAGGGCGAACAATTACTAATGGATAATGCAGACCCTAGACTAGAAGAATACAATAATTTTATCTGTAGTCTTGGTGCTGATTACATAAACTTTTTTAGTAATAATACAGGTTCTCGCCTTTCTTCTCCAAAGGCAGTAGCCATCGATGAAACATGGTCGGTGCATAGTTATGAAGGCGACTATAATCCAATCCACGACCATGGGACAAAAACCATAATGGGAATATCAACTACTGGTTGGACAAAAGTACCCCAACAAATATTAGACCAACCTGTAGCTGGGTCGCCAAACTACTCCTTATATAATACGTCTGGCGATTGCGATGGCTACATTGCTTTTAATTATGGTAGAAACGAGTTGATGAACACAGAAAGACTCAGACCTCCTCAGTCTTTTGTTATGAAACCAGAAGTAGGAAAACTATTGGTATTTCCTTCTTGGTTACAACACATGGTATATCCCTTTAAAGGTGAAGGCGAAAGAAGAACAGTAGCATCTAACTTAAATTGTTGGGATGTTCCAAAAGAATCATTAACAGAAGGAGAATGATATGTTAGATACAATTTTAACAATAATACAAATAGCACCTTGGGTTATATCAGGAGCATCTTTAATTTGTGCTTTGACACCTACACCAAAAGACGATGAGATTATAGGTAAGATCTATAAACTGATAGATTGGTGCGCTATAAACGTAGGCAAGGCCAAGGAGAAATAATATGAGTTTTTGGAAAAAAATGATTGATGCCATAACTGGTACGGAAAGAAAAACCGTAAGAGCTAGAGATGAAGATGGTAAATTTGTAGCCGACGATAAATCTACCCCAGATGTCAACGAGGCTTACGAAGAAGTCAGAGTCAAGAAAGAAAATACATAATGTCCGATATAAACGAATCAATGGCCAAAATTGAGGCACACGAGCGTGAGTGTACGATTCGTTATGAAAACATAGAAAGACGGTTAGAAGACGGGTCAAAACGATTTGACAGACTAGAAGCTATGCTTTGGGCAGTTTATCCTTTTATAGTAGGTGCAATTGTATTGGCTGAGTTTGTATGAACGATCAAAATAGGTTTAGCGGAGACATGGATCGTAATGAGGTCGAAATGGACCTCAACAAATTCATGGATATGATTAAAGAAATATCCGATCTAAAAGATAAAATTAGAGATTTAGAATCAGATGTTAATGTCAATCCCCATCAAAGATGGATTCATCTAGCAAAAGCTGTTGACTCTTGGAGAATATTTCCAAGAGCCTTTCTTACCGTCTACATAATTTTATTATATAAATGCACTATTTGGTTCATGGAATTACCAGAACCTTCATTTGAACAGTCTGGTCTTATCTCTATTGTAGTAGGAGCTGGCGCAGCTTGGTTTGGACTGTATGCTGGTACAACTGGTAGCAGTAAACAATTTAAAGGCGAAGATAGTTAGTGGAGGTTTTTGACCTCATAGCAGAAGTAGGCTTACCCATAGCCAGTGGTCTAATTATGGGTTTTTTCATATTTATTGTTATGAAACAAATGATGGACGGTCTTGTAGATGAAATCAATACCGTACAAGGCATATCTAAAATGTTAATAACTAGAGCTTCTATAATGAACAACGATATGATTCGTATAGATGTAAGCGTCTCTAGTGCGCTAAATCTAGCACCAGACTTAGATAGAATAGCTAGAGCAGAAAACTTTGTAGAAGACGGGAAGATAGACGCAAGAAGAGATTGATGGACATAGCACAACTGATAGCAGACTTTGGGTTCCCTGTTGTCATGGTAGTTGGACTAGGTTATTTTGTTTACTTCGTCTGGCAAACGATAACCAATAAAATAGATCCGTCTGTCCAAGAAATGAAAACTACTATAATCCGTTTGACTGATCAATTAAGATTACTAGATCAAGACATGATAAGGTTGCAACAAAAGGTAAATACTGTTTTGGAAATAAGGGAGAACGAGGGGAAAAATGAAACAGCAAAACCAAAAAATAAAAAGCAAGAGGGAATTAGAAGAGTTGATTAAGCAACAACAAGATAGACGTAATGGATAGACAAAAACAAAAGATATTACTTTTAATTTGCGTTTTAGGTCTTGCTAACGTTTTGTTAATTGCTTTGACACTTAGTGCTGATGAGATGACTCATAAGTTTAAGAATCCTAGCTTTTCAGGTGTTGGTACATCTAGTCATTATCTGACTATAGAAAATCAAGAGTTCAACAGAAAAGAAGCTATACGCGAAGAAATACAAGCTTATGTAGAAGATCTAGAAAGAGAAGCAGAAAACACTACGCTTGCTAGGTTTATACGTAATTTAGAGAGTAGAATATACGCACAACTAAGCAGACAGTTAGTTGATAGTTTGTTTGGTGAAACTGCTTCTGATTTTGGTGTTCTTGAATTAGAAGGCAACACTATAGAATATAGAGTAGAAGACGACAAAGTAACATTAATAATTACAGATGAAGAAGGCAATACAACAGAGATTACTGTACCTCTTGGTTCTTTTACTTTCTAGCTGTGCAATACTTGTAGATCCTTTAGATAACGGGATACCACCCATAAGAAGTATTAATTCAACAGAGGTTGGTGTATTACTTACAAACTTATCAGAAGCACCTAAACCCATACGTAAACCTGTAGTAGCTGTATATCCGAGTTCTTTTAAAGATGACACGGGACAACGAAGAAGTAACAGTCAATATGCAAGTTTTAGTACCGCAATAACACAATCACCCGATGCTTATCTTATTAGAGCTTTACAACATTCTGGTGTTTTTGATGTTGTAGAGCGTACAGGACTAGATCATCTTACAAAAGAGAGACAAATTATTCGCTCTGCTAGAGAAAACTTTGATGAAAAGCAAAAACTCAAACCTTTGCTTTTTGCTGGATTACTTATGGAAGGTGGGGTTGTAGGCTACGAAACCAATATAAAATCTGGAGGAGCTGGTGCAAGATATTTAGGTGTAGGAGGTTCAAAAGAATATAGGCAAGATTCTGTAACTATATCCTTACGAACTGTATCTGTTCTCACAGGTAAGATTTTGATTGAAGTTCTTGTAACCAAATCAATATTGAGTGCATCCGTATCAAATGACATATTCAGATTTTATGCTAACAACACTGAATTAGTTGAAATTGAAAGCGGTATAGTAGAAAATGAATCTGTAAACATCGCTTTACAAATGGCAGTAGAGACGGCTGTTTTACAAACAATAAAGGAAGGATATGAACAAGGATACTGGAAAACAAGTTCTTGAACTTACAAAAGCTATTTTAATAGGGTTTGGCCTGTTAATTTTATCTTTGCATTTAATTAGTGCAGACAATGAAATATTTATAGACCAGTCCGGGGCAACATCTAATCTAGACATAGAGCAAGTTGGTGGTAGCGGTAACATTATAGGTGGTGCTGATGCGACAGCTGGTGCTTCTAATATGACACCTTTAGATTTAGATGGTACAACCATGACCTTAGATATTTTACAAAAAGGTAACACTAATAAATTTTTAGGTGATATATGGGCAGATAACTACACAGGTTACTTTTCGTTCATAGGTGATACTAATACATTCAATATGAGTACAGATGAAACTAATGCTACAGGTGCAGATGGTTCTAATGTAAATGTACAGTTTACAGGGAACACGAACACAGCAACTTTAAATCATGCCATGACAGCTCTTGCTGCAAATTTAGATTTGGATTGGATAGTGCAAGGTTCAGGCAATAGTATTACATCTAGTATTGATGTCGATGGTGCTACTAACTATATGGATATAGATGGCAGCGATAATACAATAACCTATGATGGCGATGGGTACGCTGGTGGTTACTTTTACTTAGATCATACAGGAAGTACGAGGACTTTTAATATAGACCAAGAATCAACCCAAGATAATGATTGGCTTAAAATTACATCTGTTGGCTCTAACGGTACTGTTTGCGTTACTCAATCAGACTCAACTACTTCATTCGTCTGTTGAAATAGGTTCGATATCGGAACTCAGAGGCAACGCACAAGTCTTAAGAGACAAGCCCTATGGGGCTGAATTAGAGTTTGACATACAACAAATGGACGATGTTCGCACAGAAGCGGGCAGAGTTGCTATAACATTTGAAGATGATTCTACAGTTAAATTAACTGAACATTCTAAACTGGTCATAGATGAGTATATCTATGACCCTGACCCTTCTAAATCAAAGATGGCCTTAAAGTTTGCTAGTGGCACAGCACGATTTATTACGGGCAAATTTAATAATAAAAGCAAAATATTTATTAAAACACCAACGGCAGATATTGCTATTAGAGGTACAGATTTTACATGCACAGTGGATGAACTCGGTAGATCGTTGGTTATTTTACTGCCAGACGAAAACGGCATATCTAGTGGTGAGATCCTGGTATCAACAGCGTCCGGTAGCGTAACTTTAAACAAACCATATCAAGCAACTACTGTATCTGTGTATGAGAACAATCCTACTAAACCCGTAACTTTAGATATATCACTAGATTTAATTGATAACATGTTGATTGTTAATCCACCACAAGAAACAGAACAGCAAGTAGAAACAACACAATCAAGAACCACAGTCGATTATCTAGATTTTGATGATCTAGATATTGATTTTTTAAATGAAGATTTTCTTGATACTGAGGCTGATTTTCAATTTACTGAGCTAGATATAAATTATTTGGATGTAAATTTTCTTGAAGATTTACTTAACGTTATAGACGCTTTAGCAATATCCAAAGAAGAAGATCAACTCAAGCAGGGTGGCGTAGGTATACGTATTACTGGTACAGATATAGGCCAAGACAAAGATACACAGATTACTACTATAGTATCAGGTCAAAACATAAGTATGATTAGATCCGTAAGCCAGAGCGCAAGACTGTCATTAGACGGTTCTCAAAGCTATACTATTATTTTAGTACAAGACGGAGTATCAAATACAGTAAAAGTAAATGGTGGTTCTTCGACCACTATTACTATCAAGCAAGGGTCTGGATGAAAAAAACTATTATATTTTTAAGTTTATTTATAGCACTAGGGTCTGTTTATTATTTTCAACCAGTTGCCTATGAAATATTAAAATT